TTCAATCTCAATTCATTCATTATATATTATTATAAACAGATTAAAAATTTATAATAATATATAATCAACAATTTATATTTTTTTATATAAAAAATTGTTTCGCTTATAGAAGAGCTTAAGCTCTTCATTAAGCTCAATAATTTTTTATAAAATATCAAATTCTAAAGAATTTAATATTTTTCAAAAAATTGTTTCGACAGGCCTTAATAATTTTTTATAAAATATCAAATTCTAAAGAATTTAATATTTTTTGAAAAATTGAATACTAAAATATCTATATATTATATTTTATTTAATAATCATTATTAAATATGTCAACTACATATAATTTTTTCCTGAATAAGTTTAAAAATCTTTTTTACAAAGATGATGATAATTTAATAACAACTCATTGTAATCTATCTATTATTTTTAATCTAAATCTTAATATTGATGAATTATATAAGAAGTTTAATCCAATTGAAAATTTTGCAAATAACATTGATTTTTATAAACTAAATATTCAAAACCAATGTAAGATTTTAAAATCTTATGAAGATATGCAGATTAAACAATCTGATATTATATTGTATTTTGTAAATAAAATTACTTCAACGAAAATTAATATCCAGATATCAGAAAATATGTTTGAGATTAATATGTCAAATAGAAAAAGAATAAATATAGATTTTAATGATATCATAAATATTATGACAAAGATTATAGAAATCAACAATATAAATATTGAAGATGTTATTGATATCAATGTTAATAGAATTCAATCTTATTTTGAAACAGATATTAATTTAATTTGTGATGGATTTTGTGGGTTTTTAACAAAAAATAATATTAAATCTGAATTATCAGAGGATCTTAATAAATCTATAAATATTAAGACAAATAGAAATGATATTTATATATTTAAAAATTCTGTTTTAATAAATTGTGATACTTATCATGATATGGTTGATATTTATGATTATATAAATATTTTAATCGATGAATATCTTATAGAAAATAAAATAACCAAAAATATATCATTTAATGTGATAGATTTTGTATATGAAACGATTATACAATAATTTTTTTATAAGAGGAAATTTCTAAAGAAATTCATCTTTCAAAAAAATTGAATTTAGTTCTATTTGTTTATATAATATTATTAATTTTATCATAATATATAAAGATATGGATGTAAATCAAAATATAAATAATAATATGATTAATAATCATGATATAAGTAGGAATCAATTAAAAAATAAGATATTAGATGCATTGATAATTAAAAAATTGCCAGATGATGTATGTATATCTACAATGACAATATGTTGTGACGTAGATATCGAATTTAATGTTAATAATATTGCAAAATATATTGAATTGAATAAATCTAATATTATATCTATTGGTTATGGAAGAAATGATGATCCAAACACTAATCGTTCTTTATTTCCAAAAAAGAGACAAAAGAAAAAGAAGAAGGCTAAAAGAGTATTTTATAATCAAGTATCACTTGCAGTAAAGATAGATTCAAAATTAGATAAATTAATTAATATCAAATTATTTACAAATGGTTCAATACAAATGACCGGTTGTAAATCAGTTGATAATGTCGTAGATGTCATTGATAAAATATTTTCTCAGTTAAAAATTATCAGAGGAGTAATTGATAAACAGACTATGACTATTGTTGATAAACCATTTGTCAATGATATGAATAAATTATCTTTAGATTTTGTTGAACATATAACAATTGGTATGATTAATAGTAATTTCAAATATCCAAATAAAATAGATAGATTGAAATTATTTAATCTCCTAACATCGGAATCAATCGAATGTAAATATGACCCGAGTAATCATGCATGTGTAAATATTAAACATCATTGTGTAGATAAAACTATTTCTATTTTTGTTTTTGAAAAAGGACCAATTGTTATAACAGGTGCAAAGAATTGTGAACACATATTATCAGGATATAATTTTATAAATAGATATCTATTGACTAATCATAAAAAAATAATAAAATCATCAATTAATATATCTAACATTAATATGTTACTGAATGATACACATGAATCTAATGAATCTAATGATTCAAATGATAAAGATTTAGATTTAAGTGATGATGATAATATAAATAATTTTTTGAATAGTTTGGGATAAATTAATTTAGTATTTGTGGTTGATTATTTAGTTCTTGTAATTTTTGTTTAGCTAATTCTAATTTTTCAAGTGGAGTATATGTTGATGCTTTTGACGTTGACCATTTTTTAGTTCCTAATGCTGGATGTTTTTCTATGTTGAACCAACATCTTTCATTTCGTTTATCTTTTCCATATTTCTCTGAATAATATAAAACATATTTTGGCATGTCTTCTTGATTTATCCCTTCAGGTAATGGTTTTGCATTATATGCTCTTTTACGTTTATCAGTATTTTGATTTTGTTGTGATTGTGTAGCAAATCTTAGATTATCTTTTCTATTATCTAGTTTATTTCTATTTATATGGTCGACTGATAATGTTGAATAGGCTTTTTGATTGTATTTTTTACAGATAAGTTGATGGAGATAAAGACGAGTTCCAGTTATTGTATATGAACGCGTCTCAATATATCCAGTAGAAGATTGACTCCATGTTGGATATATATCATCATTTGGATTTATAACATCTTTATAATCTTCTTTTGAGAAATAAGTATAATTATTTTCTCCACAATTCATAATATAATATTCTTTATTATTTTCATCCTTAACAAGCCAATGAGGATTTTTAATAGAACCAGATTCAGCACCCATTAATATAAAATGTCCCGGATGTGATGATAAAATTGTTAATTTATCTTTATTTGGTAAATTATATTTTGTTAATATTTGATATGCATTTTGTATTTTATTATTATTTGATTCTTTTGGATTTTCTGAAAATAAAATTTTATTTAAATTTTTTGTTGTATTTGTAACCGAATTTTCACGTTTTAATAATACATTTTGTAATTTTTTAATTTCACTATTTATTTTGTTAATATTTTGTTTAGTTTCATCTATAATTTCATTGAAATTATTGTTTTCTTCTTTCAATAAGTTAATTTTATCAGTATTTTTTTTAATTTCTTCAGTATATATATTGATTTCATCATTATTATCATTTACAGTTAATAATAATTTATTAAGTTTTTGTTTAATATTTTCAGTTGTAATATTTTTAAAATTAATATTTTCCTCCATAATAATATTATGATTCACAACATTATCTGGAATATCATCATTTTCACTATCATCACTTGATATATAATCATTTTGTGATTGTTGAAGTAGTTGTTGTATCAATCTCTTTTTCTGATGAGCTGATAATGTATTTGATTGTGTTGTGTCATTTGTAGAAAGTCTTTTTGCAGTATTCATATGTTATTAATTTAGAAAATATAATAAGAAATCTAACACATAATTTATCTTTCAATTTTTTTAATTAATTTATTTAATCAAAAAAATATATTTCTATATGGTTTTTTACTTATGACGATTAGTTTTAATAAAAATAATATATAAAAAACACATATGTCAACCACCCTAATTGGCATAAGCTAAACCCCCCATTCCACTCATAATACGGAAAACGTTGTATGAGAATGCGAAGATCCATACGTTAGAGCCAACAACGACTTGGTTAGATACAGCACAGATGCTGCGTTCTTGTTGGATATCAGGACCGTTGTATGATTGGTAAGCATAGGAGCTGGTCCATGGAGATACATCTTGAGGATCAAAAGGATCAGTCATTTGGAGCCAGAGGAGGGTAGTATCAATACGGGATAAGTTAGCAGTACCAGAGGGTTGGTGTTGTTCGGGGTGAAGACCGAAAGAATAGACGTTGATACCATCAGCTGGGGTGTGAGTGTGGTGTTGGTATGGTTGGACATAGTTGAAGTATTCACCTGGTTGTTCATCAAATCTGTCATGACCGTTGAGTTGGATTTTAGCAACAGATACAACGTTACCATTACCAGCAAGATCTGCACCATAGTTAAATGGTTGATTGACATATACATCAAGATTTTGACCAGCAGTAGAACGGTTATCAGTTACACCAGAAAGAGATACTGGGGTAGAAGCATCTGCAAGATTGAGGTAAGAAGATAATACTTTTACATCAGTAATTTGAGAAGCATTACCAGAAGCATCAATGATGATTCTAAGTTGAACTTCACGGAGTTTTTGGGTAAGATCTACGTTGTTGTTGTTGCAACCAGCACCACCAAAAACTGGAGCACCTTGAGTTACATTGCTGTTGGCAACTGTTACTGTAGTACCAGCAAAGTAGTATAAGTTGGCACCAGTCCAGATAGTAGCAGTAGCCGAATCGTCCCCAACATATGTGCCAGCAGTGTAATCTACAACAGCGGTAAATTCAACACCAAGAGGATTGGAAGTAGTATCCCAAGCACTTTGTAAATTGAATGTTACGATACCGACTTGACCAGCTTGAACACCATTGGTATTTTCAGTACCAGAGTCACCACCAGAAAGATCGACTTCTTGCCATTGAGTATTTTTTTGACCAATAGATAACATACCAGTGGCAAGGTTAACATTGGCTAAATCAAGGGTAGAAGCAGCATCACCACTGTTGTAGGTTAAGAATCTGGTGTTGTTATCTAAGAAGAGATTAGATTGAATAGCCCAGATAAGTTCTTTGCAAGGATGGTTGAAGTCGAGTTTGATTTTTTGGTTGTTACCAGTTACAGATTCAGTACCACTGAATTGAACTTGTTCAATAAGGTATTCGTGACCGACTTGAGCCATACGACGACGTTCTTCTTGGTCAAGATAGATGTAGTCAACGAGGATGCTAGCATCTACGATATCAGTGGTAGAACCACCATTGCCAGCAACAATGTTAACGGCACCAGCGGGTGTGCTTACACTGCCAGCAACGTTAAGAAGGTATTGGCGTTGGGTAAATTCAATATTGAAGCGAACTTCGTGATATTGAAGAGCAATAAGTGGAAGAGCAAGACCAGTATTGCGATTGAACCAGAATTGGAGTGGTACATAAAGAGTGTATTCTGGAAGATTGTAATCTAAAAGGGTGAGTTCTGGAACATCACCAATTAATTTGTTGTAACCACGGGTTTGTTCTTCAGTGTGGGTAAGTTCATACCATAAATCATACCATGTACCCCAGTGTTTATCTACTTGGGAACCACCAACAGTGCATTCAATGTTGTTGATGACAGCATGACCAACACGGCGAATCCATGCGATTTTACCATTTGGACTATCATTGGTTTGAGTACCACCAGAAACGGTGAGAGATGGTAAAGTAAGTTTTAAGTACATACGACCAGCAAGATCACCATTGCGGAGAACTTGGACGGTGTAACGACCACCGAAACGAGCAGAGTCGAGTGGTTGTTCGATACATTCCATAGAAAAGTTAGTGTGTCTACGGTATACTACTTTAAAGAAAGTAATTTGTGGATTGCCTGTTAAGTAAACATCTTGAGCGCCATAAGCGACGAGTTGCATTAAACCTCCTCCCATTTTAATATAACTATTGTTTAGAAAAAATTATTATTAAAAAATATTATTTCTATATTATTTTTAAATTTTATAATATAATATTTATGATGTATATTAACTTTTATGTATTGAGATATATTTACACGTTTTTTGTGTGAAGAATTTAACATGTATTTTTAATTAAAAATAATATTTAAAGGACGCTTAATATTTTGATATTATTATATGGCATTCAAATACAAAACATGCAAGGTTAAATTCTCCCAAGAGCGAAAAACATTAGATGAAATCCATACTGAAACTATTCAAAAATTCGATGAAGTAAATATTATGATAGGAAAATTAGAAAAAAAAATATTTAATTTAAATAAAAAATTAAATAACTTGGAACAGATTAATAATAATCATAGTTTAGATGAAGATATTATTAATACTCAATACAAGATTAAAAAAATTAAGGATGAAATTTTAAATCTTCAAAATTCAAATGATGAACTTGATTATTTTGATAAGACAAAAGATATTTTAATACAATATTATGAAAATAAATCAAAAGAAAATTCTAGTGAAATACCCGATGAAATAGAAATAAATCTATCTGATGAAAAAAAACCAGACAATGAACATAATATCCAAAATTCTTTTCAATCTCAATCTCAATCTCAATCTCAATCTCAATCTCAAATTATTGAAAATAATCAAGATATTGATGATATTATGATTAGATTTAAAAAACTAAATGAATTATCTAATAAAGATTTAAAAATTAAAGGTCCCTCTAAAAAAAGACGAATAAAATTTAAACCTGAAAAAAAATCAATTCTCAGTTTCTTATCTATAAAACCAAATCCAACCAGTGAAATTATAGATAATAATGTAAATAATAATGTAAATAATAATCTTGATAATGATACAGATAATATAGATAATATAGATAATAATAATATTAATAATAATATTAATAATAATATTAATAATAATATTAATAATAATAATAATAATTCTATTCGTCAGATTATCCACGAAAAGGGGACATTAAAGGATCAGTATTTATGTCTTACAAATTCTTCATATGTATGTAATAAAGTAAAAGTTTCACCCATAAAACAATGTAAGAATTGTTTTAGTGAATTAACATTGATGCAATCTGAAGGATATTTTGTATGTCAGAATTGTAGTCAAGCAGAATATGTTATTATTGAAAGTGAAATACCATCACATAAAGATGCAATGAATGAAAAACCAAAATATCCATATAATCCAATAAATCATTTAATAGAAAAATTAAATCAATTTCAGGCTAAACAAACTACGTTAATTCCTCAATCTATATATGATATGATTAAGACTGAATTAAAGAAAAGAATGGTTGAACAAGATGGGATTACACCTGAATTAATTAAAAAAATATTAAAAAAATATAGAAAAGATATGTATTATGAACATAATTTTTTAATATATAGTTATTTAACAGATATTCCTCCTCCATCTTTATCAAGAGATGAAGAAGAAGATATTAAGAAAATGTTTAAACAAAATGAAAATGCATATAAGTTATTTAAACCAGATAATCGTGATAATAATCAAAATTATTCATATGTATTACATAAATTATTTTTGATAAAAGCAGAACTTGATAATAATCCCAATATGGCAAATAATGCTAGATATTTTAAATTATTAAAGTCTAGAGATAAATTAAAATTACATGATGCTATTTGGAAAAAAATATGTAAACACAATAATTGGCCATTTCACTCTTCATTTTAAAAATATTTTTAGTTTTTAATTTTATTAATTTTATTAATTCAAGTTAAATATATTTAAGAATTATTTATTTAATATTAATTATAATCTAATGTCCGATTCAGTTAATCAAGAAGTTAAACAAGAAGAACAAACATCTGTAGTTAATACCGTTCAAGATGTTGGCAATTACGATGATGATATGAAAAAATATACTAAAATTGATAATCTTGATGAAGATCCAGTTGTAGAATCTGGTAAATTTTTTCTTGTATCATTTATTTCTCCAGAAGGAGTTATGAATTGTAAAATGCGTGGTCTAAAAATTCGTACATATAAAAATCGTGTAACTTTTGCAACACTTGAAGAAGCAAAGGCTGCAGCTGATGAGATTAATCAAAAAGATAAATACTTTCATGTATTTGTAGGCGAAACTGGCAAATGGATGGGATGGGATCCTGCACCAGATGATCGTAACTTTGTCGAAGAAGAAAAATGGGCAGATAAAGAACAAGACGAACTTATGCAAGAAATGCGCAAACGTGAAGAAAATAAACTTAAGGAACTTAATGCACTTGTCGGTAAAAAGAAGGCAATTGTTGATAAAGAAAAGAAAACACATAAGAAACGTGTAGCAAGTGCACTAAAAGAAAGTGCTGCAAATGTTAAAGCCAGTAAAGAAAAAAATAAAGAACAATTAGAACAACCTGAACAAAATCAACAAGGTGAACAATCTGGACAATCTGAACACTCTGGTCAAAATCACCCAACTGAAGATTTAGATCCAAATATGATGACAGAAGAACAAGTTCAAGAAGAACAACGTAAAGTTGTTGACCGTGCAAAGAAAACACATAATCCAGCTCTTGTAAAAGAACGTCTCCGTCAAAAACTACAGGAAAAAAATAAAAAAACTCAAAAAGAACAGATGAATACATTAAATACTCAAGGTTTAAATAATGCTAAACAAGAACTAGCAGAAACTGGAGAAACAAAAACAAAACTCGATGAAAATATCAAGAAACTCAATTCTATTCTAGAGAAAGCTAAACAAACTGAATCTGTAAAAAATTAAAATATAATTAGTTGATTAAAATATAATTAGTTGATTAAAATATAATTAGTTGATTAAAATATAATTAGTTGATTAAAATATATAATGATATATTATAATGATAAATAAAGATATTATTATAATAGTTGTATTATTAACGGTTGGATTTATATTTTTATATATTGATTTATATAATAGATTATATAACAAATCTCTACCAAAAGAAAAATATATATATAGATATATCCCGCGCGTACCATATGATGAATTACAACAAGAAGTATTTCCGACTGATATATTTGAAACAATGTTTAGTCAACCAACTCCTTGGATTAACAACTTTGATGATCTAAATGCAAGACAAAGCAAACTTGTGAACAAATATTATATCTCTCAGATTTAATATTTCTTGAAACCTCCACCATAACTATTTCTATTATAAGATGCATAATTATCATTCTTATTATATGCGTTATAACCATTATAACCATTATAACCATTAGAATTTTCATTATGATGATTTTTCATATAATTCATAGTACTTTGTTTTTTCTTGTCAATTACATTACCATGTTCATCAACTTCTTCTTTTTCTACATGTATAACACTTTTACTTTTTTTAACATCATTTGTCCATTGGATAAAATCGTATTGATTCTGTTTCTTTCTCCAATCTTTATCATAATTCATTTCATGATATTTTCTGAATTGTTTTCCACCCATCATACATTTTGTTTTTGATAAGTCTGGTGCTCTATACCAGAATAATCTCTCTAATGGGTTAGAAGCTTTTCTTCTATTATCAATTACCATTGCACCAAATTCAGCCGTTAATTCATTGAATACTTGTCTAAAAGAATCAAAATTTGGAAACATACCAGCATAATGATCGAAAAGTTTTCTTTGTTCGGATATAAAGTCTGCTTTTAATAAAAAAATATAATCGAAATTAGTTCTTAATTCGGGAGTAATTCCTAAAGCAAATTGCATAGTTAATATATACATAATTTGATAATGACGACCATTAAATAATAATTCAAGAATTGGTGCATCTCTAACCCATGATTTTTTATCTCCTAAACAATCATCCATAATTATAAATGTTCTCGCATCAATATTGATACCTTTTGCTTTTTTTGCTTGTTGTTTATCAATCATTTGTGTCTGTCTATTTAATATTTTAGATATAATTTTACTTTGATATTGATAATGTATATATGTATCTGGAAAAAAATCATTATAAAAAGAATTCATACGGTCAGTTGGTGCAATAACTACACCGCATGGTATTTTACAATAATGCATCATAATTGCTCTAACTATCCAACTTTTACCAGAACCACGTTTAGCAATCATAATTATAGATGGATTTTCAACCATATCTTGTAATTTAAATTGACGCACTGGTAAATTGTCGCCACCGCGTATTTTAATATCCATTACACCCATATATTTTCTATATTAATAAAATAAGAAAAAAATAATAATAAATTAACTAACGCAATCTAATAGATAATATTAAAAATTAAAAATTATTAATGAATATTTCTGGGACCTGTGTCTGAGCTAATGGCATAGTGATACCGCCAGTTGGTCTCATTAATGTAAAAGATTTTGGTGATTCACTTTGTTCTTTGACTAATTTATATGTTGGTAATGTTTGAATATTTTGAGGATTATTTATATTATTCACTTGATTTGGTTGAATTGGTTGAATTTGTTGATTTCCTGTATCTTTTGAATGATTTATATATCCATATGCAATAAGCCATGCAATCGCCGCAACAACACCGCCGATTAATATTTCATTATTATCTGATTTTTTATTTTTTTTATTTTTAGATTTTTTTTGTTTGTTATTCTTTCTCCATACTATGTAAGAATATGCAATTACACCAGCAACTACTGCAATAAATGTGGGATTTTTTATGATATTATCCATATATAATATAAAATTATTTTATTTATTTTTATATTTTTTAATTCATTAATTTATAAATTCATTAATTTAATTCATTAATAATGATGTATAATAATTTCTATCATCTATATTGTTTTTAACTATATTTATATTATTATCTGATATATTCTCATTTATATCTACTTTAGAATTGTTTTGATTTTGTTGATTTTGTTGATTTTGTTGATTTTGTTGATTTTGTTGATTTTGTTGATTTTGTGGTGGTCTTGGTGTTTGTGAATTTGTTTGTTTATTATTTTTGAATTTGGTTTGACCGAAATTATTTAATTTTTCTTTAAATTCTTCTTCATTAAAATTATTATCATTTGTTTTTACCTGTTCTACATTATTATCATCAGCTTCATTCATATTATCATTTATATTATTTTCTGCCCCACCACTAACAACATTAACATTATTAT